ATATGGTCATCAAATACAAATGAAATGGTTGAAGAAATAAAAACAAGATACAAAAACAAATGTATAATTTATCCTGATCCAAGTGCAAGACAAAGAAAAACTTCTGCAGGAGGCTTGACTGATTTAGCAATTTTGAAAAACGCTGGTTTTGATGTTCGTTGTAGAAATTCTGCACCACTAGTTAGAGATAGAATTAATTCAGTAAATGCTAAACTTAAAAACGTAAAAGGTGTTAACAATTTATTTATATTGAAATCTTGTAAAAATGCCATTAAGAGTATTGAAAGACAGATTTATAAAGAGGGTACGCATATACCTGATAAAGATAGTGGTTATGACCATTTCAATGACGCACTAGGTTATTGCGTAGAATATAATTTTCCTTTGAAGAGGGATTTTAGACCGAACCCTCCAAGTAGGTGGAGTTGATGGATAGGAAAATTTTAACAAGCAAACACGACCTTTGGCACAAGAACGTTTCTAATTGGGAATTTTATATACGTAGTTATCTTGGTGGTACAGATTACAAAAACGGATATTATTTACACAGATATATTTTAGAAAGTCCAGAGGAGTATGATCAAAGAGTTAGACATACGCCACTAGACAATCATTGTAAAAATGTCGTTCAAATTTACACAAGTTTTTTATGGCGAGTTCCTCCAACTAGAGATTACGGAAGTTTAGACGGAGATCAACAACTCCAATCTTTTATTGATGACGCAGACTTAGACGGCAGGAGTTTCAATACAGTTATGCGTGAAGTTCAAATGAACGCAAGTATTTATGGAAACTGTTGGGTCATCATAGATAAACCATTAACTAACGCAAAGACTAGAGCAGAAGAACTACAACAAGATATTCGACCTTACATGTCAATTTATACTCCAGAGAATATTGTTAATTGGAATTATAAAAGAGCTGCGAGTGGTAGATTTTATTTAGATATGTTAGTGCTTGTCGAAGATATAAATAGCGAAAGAGCAATCATAAAAGTTTTTACAGAAGAAATGATTGGCACATACAGAGTTGAAGATTACGAAAAAGAATATGCAGAGGGCGATGTCACAACGATTGAAGAAATAGAAAATCCAATAGGAAGTATACCAGCAGTTAATGTTTATAATCTTAGAGGAAACAAAAGACCGATAGGTATATCTGACTTAGCAGATGTTGCACATTTACAACAGTCTATCTACAATGATTATTCAGAAAAAGAACAACTAATTAGATTAGCCAATCACCCAAGTTTAGTTAAGACGCCAAACGTTGAAGCAAGTGCTGGTGCTGGTAGTATAATCGAAATACCAGAAGATATGGAACCAAATCTAAAACCATATATTATTCAACCTAGTGGTCAAAACTTAGAGGGTATAATGAATTGTATCAGAAATAAAGTTGACGCTATCGATAGAATTACACATATGGGTTCAGTAAGAGGAACTTCAGGAAATCAAATATCTAGTGGTATAGCATTACAAACAGAATTTCAGTTATTGAATGCAAAGTTATCAGAGAAAGCTGATTATTTAGAAAATGCTGAAGAGCAGATTTGGTCTTTGTTTGCAAAGTGGCAAGACAAAGATTGGGACGGCTCTGTTGATTATCCTGATACGTTCGACATAAGAGATTGGGCGAATGATTTACAATTTTTACAAATGGCAAAATCTAGCAATATTAAATCAGAAACATTTAGTAAAGAATTAGACAAGCAGATTGCAGAAGCAGTTATTGATGATAATGATATGATCAAAACAATTAATGACGAGATAGATAATGCAAGAACTGTAAGAGGCCAATTCCAAACAACTGAAATAGAGGGACAAACTCCAGATGCCGAAGAAGAAGAAGCGAGTTAGAAAAGTACCTAAAGACAAAGATTCAGGTTTACCAAAAAGATATTTGACAGGTCTTAAAGGTAGTAGAAGATCAAGAAGAGCAAGTTTAATTAAAAAGGTTTCATCAATTTATAAATCAGGTGGTGTTATTCCTAGAAGTTTATTGAGAGCAAGGACTAAGGCATAATGGCATATAAAAGAAAACCCCTATCAGCTGCAACAAAAGCAACTCTTAAACGAAAAGCAAAAGCGTCAAAAAGATATACTTATGGTACACTAGCAAAAGTTTATCGTAGAGGACAGGGTGCTTTTTTAAGTGCTGGTTCGAGAAGAGTGCCAATGGCTGCTTGGTCTATGGGTAGAGTTAATAGTTTCCTTAGAGGTTCAAGAAAACACGACACAGACCTCAGAAGAAAAAGAAAAAAATAATGGCAAAGTATCAAGGTAAAACAGTCAAACTTGGTAAACCTTTTAGAACTCCGGGAAAGTCAAAAAAATTTGCTGTTTATGTTAAAGATAAAAAAACACAAAATGTCAAAAAGGTTCGTTTCGGTGACCCTAACATGTCAATCAAATCTAATATCCCTGCAAGAAAAAGAAGTTTTGTTGCAAGAATGGGTGGAGTGTTGAAAAGAGTTCGTGGACAAAAGAATTTAAGTCCAGCTTTTTGGAGTTTATACTCTTGGCGTAATTCTATTAAATGAGTGCAATATTAGATAAACTTGCTGATCAGCATGAGGAAAGATTAATCAATACATTATATCGTCTTGAAGAAGATGTAATCAAAGAAGTGACAAAAGCGACTGGTGGTACATTAGATGTTGATACTAGATTAGCAATACAATTACAGCCAAAGTTAAGAGCAGCTATAGAAAATAATTTTTTAGATGAAGCTGATTTGTTAATCAATGAAGATTACAATAAGATTGCAAACGAAGTATTAAAAACATTCGGAGAGTTTCCAATACCAGCAAGATTTAAAAATTTAACAGAAGTAGATTTACAAACAATCAATGCTTTAAAATATCAAACATTCTCTGGATTCGAAGATGTTGCTGAAAGATTTATTAAAGTTATTAATGACGAAGTATATCAAAGTATTATTGCAGGTAGGCCGTTTGATGACATGGTTTCAAATATCAGAGGACACATTAACGGAGTGTATCAAAGTTCTAATATTGCCGAGATCAATGAACTAGTTGATTTTGTTAATGAAAACAAATTTAATCCTAAAATGAAAACACAAGTTGAAGAGGCTATAAGAAAATTACACACACAGTACGCAGCTGATAGATCAGGGAATAATATGCGTAGATATGCTGGTCAAATAGCACATGATTCAGTAATGCAGTTTCACGGACAGTTTACAGTAAAGAAAGCAAAAGACAGTGGTCTAACACATTACCGATATACAGGTACATTAGTCCGTGACTCTAGACCTTTTTGCAGAAATATGGTAAACAAAACATTAACCGAAAAAGATATTCGGGATACTTGGAATAGTAGATCATGGGCTGGTAAATCTACAGGAGACCCATTCATCGTTAGAGGTGGGTACAGATGTCGGCATACATGGATACCAACAAGTCCTGAATGGAATATATAACAGGGAGTAATAAATGGCTGAAGAAAATAATGTAGAACAAACTACAGAAACTAAGGTTGAAGAAAAAGTTGTTGAACAAACAACTGAACAACCAAAGGTAAACTCATTCACAGAGGAAGATGTGAATAATATTGTCAAGCAAAGACTGGCGAAAGAAAGAGCATCAATTTACAAAAAATTAGATGTTGAGGATTTAGATACTGCTATCGAGGCAGTAGCAAATCAAAAAAAAGCACAAGAACAATCAAAAATACAAAAGGGCGAGTTTGAACAAATCCTTAAAGAAAAATCAGAAGAGTTTAACAAGAAGTACACAAGTTTAGAAAGCGAATTGAAAGATATTAAAATTAATAAATCTTTACTTTCATCAGCATCTAAAAATCGTGCAATCAATCCAGATCAAGTTGTAGATTTATTAAAACCAAATTTGAAACTCAATGACGCTGGACAAGTAGAAATACTTGATAAAAATGGTATTGCAAGATATAACGGTAAAGGGGAACTTTTAACTACTGACGAGTTAGTTAATGAGTTTTTAACACAAAACCCACACTTTGTTACTGCTACTCCAAGTGGTAGTGGCTCAGTGTCTAATGTGGATAGGTCAGAACTCAGTAAACCTTTTAATCTGAGTGATTTAGATATGAATAATCCTACGGATAGAGAGACGTATCGCAAATATCGTAAAGAGCGAGACTCTCAGCCAACAAAGATTGTTTTAAACAAATAACCATTAAGGAGTAAAAAATGGCTAATGAAACAACAAGTAGCACGATATCGGAACTATATACCGAAATCGTTGCTGAAGCATTGTTCGTCGCAAGTGAACAATCAATCATGCGAGGCCTTGTCCGAAATTACACAATCTCTGGTGGTGGTAAATCTGTAGAAGTACCTATTTATGCCACAGTATCAGCAGGTGCTGTAAGTGAAGCAAGTGACCTTTCAAACACAGCCGTCAACCCTAGTTCAGTGACTATCACTGCATCAGAGGTTGGCGTGATGACTACGCTCACAGATCTAGCAAGAAACTCAGCATCAAGAAATGTTGCTGCTGATATTGGTAGATTATTTGGTGAAGGAATTGCAACAAAGATCGATACAGATCTTGCTGCACTCTTCACAGGGTTCTCAACTGAAAAGGGTCCCGGTGCTGGTTCAGAATTAACAGTACAAGATTTATTTGAATGTGCTGCTGAACTAAAAACTAACAAGGCTCCCGGACCTTACTACGGAGTATTTCATCCTAAACAAATCTTTAATGTCAAAAAATCTTTGACTAATACATTTGTTGGTAGAGATACAGAACTATCAAACGAAGCTATGAGAAGTGGTTTTGTAGGAAATGTTGCTGGTATTCAAATCTTTGAAACTTCAAACATTTCAGTAGACGGATCAGATGACTCTATTGGTGGAGTTT